TTCTTTAAAATTCTATATAATTGTGGCATAGTATAAGATCTGTCGGACCCACCTGCAGCTCCAATTCTTCTAAACAAATAACTTTTTTCTTGTGAACTAAATCCTGGTGTGTATGCCATTAACATATCTTCTTGGTCATCACCACCACCTGCATCTACTTCCACAGATAACATTTCCATAAGGCCATCTCCTTCACCTTTTTCTGGTGAACCTAATCTTCTATTTACTCTTCCGCCTTTTGCAAAATTTAATTTTCTTACAATCTCTTCTCTTAATAAATCTCCTTTACTACTAGAATAAATAATATCTTTAAAGGTACCATTATCGTAAGCTCCATCTGGAATTTGAACTGTAGTTCCATCCATTAATGTAATTACAGATCCACCATCATTAAACCCTATTCTTCCACCATCTTTTTTCATATCTTTTCCTAGCTCAATTATTCTAGGTTTTTTCTCATTACCAAAATTCATCATATCAATTACTTTGTAGATTTCTTCTTCATTATCTATACCCATTTGTTCATTAAATTCTGATTCGGTCATCATTTGAGGTCCGTTCTCTGTCATTACTACTATTATTTTTTGACCAGACTCGTCTATCGTTGGATCTAATCCGCCTAACAAACCTAACCCAGCCATTGAGTTTTGACGTCCTCTTTTGGTAATGTATTCATTAGCTCCTTGCTCATATTTTATTCTACCGCCATCTTTTTTAGCACCAAAGAAATTAGTTAAGTACTCTGCATACTCTGCTTTTTTCTCTTCTCTTTGAGCTTCATCGTATTCTTCTTCGGTCAACTCTAATCCAGCTTGAGATGCTAAATATAAAGCTTCTGCATATGAAGCTGCAGCGGTTGCTGCTCCGAATACTGCTGCTTTGTCTATAGAACCGTCTTTGTTTGTAAAAGCTGCTTTGGTTCCTTTTTTTAAAAGCTCAAATGCTTTTTGAGTAAAGGTGTCTGAGTTTGTAGTAGATCCTAAATTAATAATTTCTGACCCACCTGACCCAATAGCGTCCATCCCTGTGTAAGTTGGTCCAACTTGATCTAATTGGTTGGCTTTATTTTTTAGTGCTTCTAATTTACTTCTATTATCTACACCTTTAACAGCATCAGTTCCTCGGTTCGAGAAAAATTTACCAAGACCAGTGTCACTACCTAAAGGGCTACTGAATCCGCTTTTAAAACCTTTTAGCCCACCTCTAAATGCTCCACCATCGGCAGAAAAAGGATTGCCTTGAAAACCTGCGCCACCTAAATACCTGGATCCTTGACCAATAGCATAATTCATTGCTCCAGATTTTAAAGAGTCTCCAATACTTCCTGTTTGATCAAAGGTACCTAGACCTGACATTCCTGCTGCAAGAGCAGGGTTAAAAGGTGCAACAAACGGTGCAGCTTTAACTGCAACATCTGCTATTTCATTTGGAATTAATTTTCTAACGAATTTTTTAAGTTTGCTACCTATGCCAAAATTTTCTCTGGGTGTAACTTCCATAATTCCACCACCTGCTCTTAGTTGTCTGTTCATTAAAGATCTAGATATTGCCATAATTTAAATATATTTATATTGTTAAGCAGGCATCGAAATCCTGTAATAAGGTACTTTATTTGATTTTTTTAGTATCGTCAACTGCTTTTACAGGTCGTGTAGCTTGCCACAAATCATCTCTAAAACGACCTTTATATTGATGGTCTCCGACATGAGTAATATAGTCATCTATGTAACCATAAACCTTGCCACCTATGTCTGCCCATCTTTGACAAAAACCAAAGTCTTCTCCAAAATAACGTTTAGTTTTAGTATCATGCAAAGTGTCAAAAAGATTATACATATTGTCTTTCTTGACTTCTTTACCGTTGATAATAGTAGGTTGGAAAATCTCTAGTTCAGGATAAGCTTTAATCATCTTATCAAAAACTTCTCTCTTAATTAACATACATCCTGTTGGGGCATGGGTCATCTCAATAACTCCTTTATCAACTGTTATTGAATTAGGGTCTTTTATTTTAACAGGGAAAGTGTACCCCGCTGTAGCTAGTTCTTCAGCGTTAGTGACAGCGTTTTCTTTAATAGTAGTTCTTCTCCACATCTTGTCCCAATTTAAATCTTTCATGGGGTAAGGACATGATATAATATCTTTGTCTTTTTCAAGCATTTTAAAAATAGTTTTTGATTCAAAATCTATATCAGAATCTATAAACAATAAATGAGTGTAGTTCTCAGGACCATTTAACATTTCAGCTACACATAAATTTCTTCCTTGAGTTACTAAAGAAGATTTCAATAAAGTAAAACTTACCATTATTTTTTTTTGCCAACATTCTTGTTGGAACTTTAACACCGCTTGAGTGTAATGCATACTTACATCACTATGACAGGGAGTGCATACCATAATTTTATGGGGAGAACGTCCTAAATTTATTTCTGTAACCTCTATACCTGAATCTACTTTGTTTGTTTTTATTGTTTGATAAGTGTCTGCATTAAGTGTAGTAACTTTGTTTTCATTAAACCATATAGGTTCGTTAGGCTTTCCCATGTTGTATTGCTCCTTCTAAAAATTTAGTCCAAGAGGATGCTTGCTTAGGCCACCCGTAATAAATTTTTGCATAACTCGATTGAGAATCGAGATGATTAATAATACTTTGGTCATGTATAGTTTGAGCTGCTGCTTCTATGCCATAAGAAAATTTTTCAGCTAATCTTTTATAATTTTCATCATAAGGTATGTACATTGGAAATTCTGCACCGGTCTCAAATAGAGCTCCATAGTTAGTAGTAATACAATATAGGCCCGCTGCCATAGATTCTAATAAAGATATACAAGAAGTCTCTTCGAAAATACTTGGATAAACATACATATTATAGTTATGTATGTTATCTAAAATATAATCGTTAGGTTTATATCCAATGTAATTAACGTTAGGAAGATTTCTTGCTTGTTCATATAAAGACTCATAGTCTTTATCATTACTATCATAAAAGTTTTTACCGTATACTTCTGTAGATGAGTAAACATCTAAAGTAATCAAAGGATTTTTAACAAGTTGCATTGCACCTAGTAAAACTGAAAGTCCTCTCCAAGGTGTGTTTTGATGTATAATTTTAAGAGGCTGTCCTTGTTTGTAAGGAGCAGCTTGTTTAATATCTTTACCTAAACCATTTTTTATCACAATGCATTTGTGATTAGGTAGGTTATACATCATCCTAAACTTTTCATGACTCCAATGAGAATTAAATACATACCAATCATATTTGTTATGATTAGATTTGTCACTCATCCAAGGAGCTATATTAGGTTGGTCGTATGAATTTTTTTGCCAAAGTATGTTTAACTTTGTTGGATGTAATGGAATTTTTTCTGGGACAGAAGTTGTAATCTGTACTTGATCTAATAACTTTGGATCAACGTATTTTTTTAAATATTCAAACTGTATTTCTGTTCCGCCTTTAGGATTTTGGTTCTTCATTTTTTTGATTCATTACTTTCTGTAAAACGTTAAGACCTTTTGGTGATACTTCAACATTGATATCTTGTACCACATGATCTGCTTTTGTTTCTGTATTAGGGTTATTTATATCAGATTCTTTTTCAATTTCATCTTTATAAATATAACCTGTTTTAGTGTTTCTAATTGTTACTGTTGTAGTGCAATGTATTTTAGGTAACTCGTTATTCATATATTATCCGTTTTCATTCTCTCTGTTTATTAAAGCATAACTTATCAGGCCTTGTATTTTATTACTGCCTGTAGCTGCTTGCACAGTTATAGCATCTCCTGCTTCTAAATTCAAGCCCTGAGGTGAAGCATTTACTTGCGATTTAGCAGCCACATCATCTCTAAAAAATTCATATTCAGTGTTTGAATCTGATGAGTCAACAAAATTCATATTTACTAAAATAGCTGATGATGCATCATTGTTTGCACAATAAACACTTTTAACTATAATCGCTCCAGTAGTAGGACACGTGAGCACTGTAGCTTTGCTTGTATCAACTTGTTTAAAACTTTGATTTTTATAAAAAATACTCATTATGATAAAAAATAGTTAAAAGTGTCTAACTCATCTTTTAATTCCTTTTGAAAAGAGAAATTAAGTTGTTGTTTCATAGTTGTCATTGACTCAATTATCTGTCTTTGATTTTCTACATTATACTCTTGATCAGGTTCAGGTATATAATTACTTAATTTAGCCATTATCTTCTCCCATCTGGTTGAGCGTCCATTCTAAAACTACCGTAACGCCATGTTTCTCCAAGAGCATCATTTTCTATTTTGAGAGATAGCAGCCTCCCCCTTGCTCTCGTATCTACTTTATCTGTAGTACTATTTATTGTGAAAGGTCCTAAAGGAGAACTTGTTTGTGAGTCGGAAGGGAAATCAGATATAAATAAAGTTACTTTAGAGTTGCCTATTAAAAGTTTATAATCAGGCATAAATCTTCTCATGGACATAAATATTTCTCCATCTTCAATATCAAAATCTCCGGATCTAATAAAAGCATTAATTGAAGTGGTTCCTGTGCTGTTGATTTGATCTGTTCCTATTTCATGGGCATAATAAATAGAAGCTCCATGTAAGTTTGTGATTCCTAAAATTTCTGGAAACACGGGAGTATTTGAATCCTCGTAATCTGTAGCATAAGGTAAATTATATACCCCTTGATCCTGGTAAGTAGTTCTGTCTAATGTGGATGTAGTCCATAAATTTTCACTATAATTATAAGTTACACATCTGTTAACCTGCTCTGAATCAGCTGTAGGGTAGAACCAATTTACTTCAGTGTATAAACTATTGGGAGAAGAATAAATTACATCAGAAGAACTATAGTTTACTCCTAAGTTTCCGTTGTTTGATGTAAATACAAAGTCCTCTACTAAACAAGGTAAAGATTTTACAGTACCATCATACATGAAAAATCCACCTTCATTTGACATCCAATATATTGCACCATTGACGTATGAAGCACCATGTTGACTAATACATCCACAATTAGTTCCGACTTGTCTAACAGAAAAAGTAAAGGGAGGTCCTACGTATTGAATAACATAAGCAGCTACATCTGTAAGTACAAACACATAGTCCTTACCTTGCAAAGCCGCTCTTATCTCATTACCGGTATCTAGTGTAAAAAAACCTGCCGTATTGGTAGCGGTAGGGAAATAGGTGTTTAAGTCTTCTTGATTAGAAAATCTTACAAACATAGGGTCTTGTGTAGTAGTGTCTCCGATAGTCGTCTCCGTACCAAAATGAAATAAATGTCTATCTCTATCTGAGACTAAAGTAAATCTTGTGGCCGTGGGATTGTTTGTTGTTACAATTCCTGAAGTACTTGTAGAAGCTCTTATTCCTCTAGCACCCGAAGCTCCTGCATTCCAAGTAAAAGTTTTACCATTAAAAATAGTTGCAACAAGAACTTGACCATAATTATCTAAGGACCAATTTCCTGCATCTAAAACCACAGCACTGGTCGCTCTAGGTGTATTCCAAGTACTTGCTCCCCAAGAAGAAGTTCCCCAACCATAACCTGCTGTCTGTGTTGTGGGTCCTATTTCAACGTATGGAGTGACAGTGGTTGCTCCTGCAGCTGTCATCCCACTTCCAGTTTCTGCAGTAGAGGCTTGAATTGTAAATGTGCCTGCAGTGGGAACTGTTAAAATTTCATAAGTTTGATTTATAATAGCTGTAGTAAAATTTGAAGCTGCTGTTATGGTAGTTGCAGATAAAGTTATATATCTTCCAACCTTTAATCCATGAGACGCTTTGTTAATAGTTATAGTTCTTGATCCATTAGCTGTAGTAAATGTACAACCTGTAATGGGCGTGTCTAAGGGAGTAATATCAAAAAAATCATCACCGTAAAATAAAAATAAACCTTGGGAAGTTCCAATAGCTGTGTATTTTTCTCCTGCTAAAGAAGTAAAAGCAACTTGTGCTCTAGCTGCTCCAGGCAAGGTTTTAGAAGCCAACGTCAATTGTTGCCATCCTCCTATTTTTTCAGGCGCAGTATACCTAAAACGTACAAAATCACCATCTACCCATTGACCGGGAAGGGCTGAAGGTACGCTCTGTTTGTTGAAACCTGCTGCAAAATTTACTTTTTTTAAAGCCATATACATATTATATAGCAGTTATAAGTTTAATGAAAGAGACAAATAATAGATCAAATTCAATGAATTTTTAGTTAGATATAGTAAGATAATCTAGGTTAAAAGCTATTGAGTATCTTTCCTTATCTTTCACTATTCTTCTAGTTCGATGATCAAGAAAACCATTAAAAATAATTAACTTACCTTTTTTTGGAACAACTTCTCTATCTAATTTAGGAATTATTAAATTATTATCATCATCATTTAAATAAAAAACACAAGTGTATACACTTTGGGGATGGCTATGTCTTTTGGTGTAATGACTTTTACTTTGTTTTGTCCCCCAACAATTTCCTAGTTGCCATCGTCTAATGAGGTCCTCATCATCTTCAATAATATTAAACGAAGGTATAGCAATTTGTTCTAAAAACTTCTCGTCTTCTTTAAAATAATCCCAAGGAGTCATAAACCCTAATACGTTTGTAGTAAAATTTTGCGGAGAATTTTTTATTCCAATATTTATATTATCAATAAAATATTGATAATCTGCTTCTAAATGTGTCTCAATAAACAGTGTTTTTTGTATGACTTCTTTCTTTATTTTAATCATGATTTTATTTTACCATCGGAGGCAGCCCTAACATAGGTCTTCCATCAAATTTATTTTTATCAGAAAACGGTCCATCTTCATGGTTGTAATGAAGAAATACTTGACCACATATATCTCCTTCAAAAGGCTCCCGCCAATGTTCAAGTTCACATCCGCTGTATACTAGCATGTCACCTACTTCAAGCAAGACTTCTTTACCTTCTACAAATATTGACCATGGATCACCACCTAAATTAAGTGTTGTAGATATTTCACAACTAGGTCTATCTTTATGTTTTTTTAATTCGTCACCTTTTTTATAAACTCTAGCATAGGAATATGTTGGAATGAGATTTAGTCCTGTCTGTTTTTTCATTACAGGTAACATTTTAACCATCAACGTTTCCATTGCAAAATCACCATAACATGAGTAAGTATTGGGTATCTGTGGATCTTCCCAGTCACCTAAAATAACATTCGGTGAATATAGTTTGTTTTGATACAAAAAATTAACAGCATTTTTTTTAATTAAGAAGTAGTTAAATATAAAATCAGCTAACTCACAGGGCAAAGCGTTTTTAATTACTTGGTATTTATTATTTTGAAAGGTCATTTACCTTGTATAGAATTTTCTTCTTTAGTAGATATTTTTTTTGTTTTTTCACTAAAATTAAGATTCCAATCAGCTACTATTTTTACCCAATTATTAGAAAAATGTCTAAATGTAATTTCATCCATAAACAGATATCCCCTTTTAAAAAGAAGCCATCTTTCTTTCCATGAAAATTTTAATTTACATGATCCGTCTTTATTATTTTGTATAAACTGCATATTTATTGTTTACTGTAATTTAAAAAAATTTGTGCATACCAATCACCTTCAAATTTTTCTTTTTTATAAGGTGTCTCGCTACCTAAATACATACAAGCATCTCCTTCTTCTAATTTTATAAAATTTTTACCTATATAACTAGGCCATGAAGTTCCATCACTTCCTAAGTGAATTGTCAAGTTTATTCCACAAAACTCTTTATCATTATGATCTTCAAGTACAGAACCAAAATTGTATATTTTACAAAACGAATGTGTAGGAGAAAGTTTAAGACTTGTTTCCTGCTCTATTTTTTTATGTTTACATGTAACCAACGAATCTATTATTGGATCTTTATAAAAACAACTTTCACCTCTTTTACTTTTTAAAAAATCAAAATCATTTTGATTTTTTCTATGTTTTTGAATCATATAATTTTTTAACAAATCAATTTCTTCTTTAACTAAAAAGTTTTTAATTTTTTTATATTGAAAATTTTTTTCCATTAATCCGCCCATGCTACGATTGAATATCTTGTTCCTTTTGTTACTGGTTTAACTGTATGAGGATACATAAAATTACTTGGCCAAACAATAAGTCTTCCTGGTAAAATATTAATTGATCTTTCATTTTTTAAATTTGGGTCTCTAAACATTAAATCACCGCCTTCATAATCATTATTTAAAAATAATATACAACTTAAAGTTCTTGATATTTTTCCACCGGCATGATCTGTATGCCATATGTAATGGCCTCCTTCTTCATACTTTAATATCAAAATATCATTTATAGCTCTTATCGTTCCTTCCTGTCCAGGAATTTCCAAGTCTTTAAAATATTTTTTTACATGCTCTGCAAATACATTTCCAAGCATTCTTGCAAAATGAACATTGGTTAAAGATTTTTGATTAGAATCTAAAACTAAGGACTTAGTTTTTCTTGTTTTTTTATCAACCACACCTTCACCATTTCCAACAATTTCAGCATCTTCAAATGATGTTTTGTTAGACCAAACAATGATGTCTGAAACAACTTCTACAGGTATTACATTGTCATATATTTTAATAAAATTATTTATTTCCACTTTTTCTTTTTCCAAAAAATATTTTTGTAACTGTGTAAAAGTTTTAAATGCAACTTAATTTTATTAGAAAAAACTTTTTCAGTACTAACAGGTTTAGTAATCATTTCCCAATTTTCTCTTTTGAAAGGAATGACTTGAACATAAGGAGTCCCTTTTTTAATTACTGTATCTAACACTGGATATTTATCTCCATTAATTACAATTGGAAAATTTATTTCAGTGCTAAAACTATCTGTATCTACAATTCCTGCTATAGGGGAAAATCTATCATCTTGATTATTAAAAATAGGTGTAAACAAACAAGAATAACCAGGAGGTGTTTTTATTGTCCAAGGGTTTAAAATTTTGTGAAAAGCTAGATTTTTATTTTTTTCTACTAAAGGGGAATTTTTTAATTGTCCTGTATTATGTACTTCTAAGTAATCATAATTTACATTCAAACCTATTTTATCTAAATGAGGACATGTTTTTAAACTTGCATATTGTCCGTAACCTTTTTCTTCTGAATCGTTTTCAACATTATGTTTGATAGCAAAGTCTTGTGGCATCTTTAAAATATAACCAGCAGAAATAGCATCTAAAAAAGGCATACAACCTTTTACTGTTTTATTTTCCATTGAATGATCTAATTTTTTAAACCATTCAGGAATATTTACTATTGAAGGAACAGGAAAATCTTCTTTTAAATGATAATAATCTTCTTGAGTAGAGAATTCTATTGTCTTTCTAAACATAGAAAGAATATACTATACTTCGTAAATAGTGTCAATCAAGATTGAATTAATCTCTAATATTTCATTCCAAGGTTTAAAATCCATAGCTGTAACTGGCCAAGTTATAACTGAAGTATCTATTGCTGTTAAATAATCAACATCAGATTGTGACCAAAGTGGTGTTTCGTGATTAACAAGATGTGCTTTCATTTTTTCAATATGTTCTTGTAAACCTGTTTTAACCTCTTGCTCAGTTATTTGAATTTCATTTGGAGTATCAGATGTTGAAATAAAAACTAAATTATTGCTAGAATCTATTTTAACTAAACTATTATATTTTAATTTTTTAAATTGTTCTTCAGTAACTTGTAAAGTTAATAACTCAGGTTCTCTTTCTAACCACCAATTTTTACTTGCATCAGTAGAATGTACTTTACTCCAACTTTTTTGATCATTGTCTCTATATGAAATATATCTTGCCATCTTAAACTCCTAAATTAACTACCACCGTTATCATAAATTACTATAAACCCATCACCACCTGCAGTACCAGCACCACCGTTACCTGGACCACCACCATTAGGATTAGTGGTTCCAACTTTTCCAGTGCCACCACCTCCGCCGCTCATTAAAAAACCTGTAGTTTGATCAATTGTAATTGTTGCTCCGGGTGCACTCCCTGCACTCCCTGCATTTCCTGGATTTACTCCGCCACTAGTACCATTACCTCCACTACCACCATTGACAGTTTTACCTAATGTATTAGATGCGCCTCCAGTTCCACCTGCACCAGAACCTGGTGAACCACCATTACCTGCATTACCACCACCACCTGAAACAAAGGGGTTTGAACCTCCTCCTGTAACTGGACCTGTGTAAAAACCGTAAGCACCTGCGCCACCATTTCCGCCACGTGATTGTGAAGATGAACCGGAACCTCCTCCGCCACCTGACATTATATAAGCAGCTCCTAAATTAGCACTGGGGTTTGCTGTCCAAGTCCCACTTGCACTACCTTTTTTAGCTACCTTTAATAGAAAAGCGCCTCCTCCAGCTGCTCCAGTTGAAGCCGCAGTAATTCTACCTTGTGCATCCACAGTTAAACTTGTTGTAGTATAACTTCCTGCAGTTACTGACGTGTTAGCTAATTTATCAGCTGTTACTGCGTCATTATTTATTTTTGCTGTTTCAACTGCGCTTGCTGCAATCTGTGCAGTATCGACTTCATTATCTTCAATATCACCGTTGTCTATTACTGTGTTACCATTTGAAATAATTCCCATTATAAATCTCCTTTTACCTTCAATAAATTAATTTTAAATTTGTCTCCGGATATATTATTGATCATAAATATATCATTTTTACCTTCTTGTAAAGTCCAATTTCCTTTAGTTCCATCAACTATATTGCCTTTTTCTTTAAACTTATTACTGAGATGCAGGTCACCTGTATATATATTTCTCCATACGTTTCCTGAAGCTCCTAAATCATAAGTGTCATTTGCACCAGGTAAAATATGTCCTGCAGCTGTCAAATTTCCAGTTGAGCTAAGTCCTTCTAAAACATTTGTTCCGTCAGAATAAAGAACTTTAGTTCCTTTGTCTGTTGTAGACCAAGTAGCACCTGATCCAGAAGTTGTTTTAAATGTTACAGTATGCGCACCCGATGTTGCATTTTCTACCATATATGTTTTTTCAATTGAATCAGGGATTATAACACTGACATTTGTTGTAATAGTTCCTGTTAATTTTATAACTTCATTTTTACCATTTGATAAAACACCATTTGAAAAAGTTAGAGTTGCACCTGTTGTTGCATTTAATCCTACAGTATCATAACCACCAATAGCTTGTTCCAATATAAGTAAATTAGTGTTAGTAAATTGTCCCCAAGTCCCTGAATTTTCTCCGGTCGCTTGAACAGTTAATTTTAAATTTGTTGATGTTGAATTTGCCATGTTTTAAATTGTTTAAATAACCTTATAATATTTCATTTATGCAGCAGTGTCAACTTCTGTCCAAAGTGATATAGTCCCTGTGTCTACTGGATTCCATATAAGGTCTCTAGCATTTCCTTGAGCAATTGTCATACTAATCCCGGTTAATATAGCTAATGAGTCTGGTGCTGTAGCGGTTCCTTCTTGCATGGTTAGACCCAAACCAGTCACATCTACCTGTTGATTTAGGTCTACTACAATACTGTTTAAAGTGGCAGTTAGTGCTTGTCCACTTGGACTAACATTAGCGTCTGCACTTACAATAACGCTACTTTCTTGCATGGTTAAACCAAAACCAGTTAAGGATATATTTGCACTAGCAGTAATCTCAACACTATTTAAATTAGAAGACATCGCTATTCCAGTTACATCTTCTGTCGTAACATCAGTGAAAGCTACACTCGTACCTTGAGTTATTGTTAATGCTTGTCCACTTAAAGTAATATTTGCATCTCCTGCAATGGTCACATCATTTTCCTGCATGGTTAAATCAAAACCAGTCAAAGGAACAAGAGCATCTGCTGTAATTTCTGTAACATTACCCAGTGACATAGGAAGAGGGAATGTTCCTATGATTCCACCTACAGTAGCTTCAACAGTTACATTTACTCCATCTATAGTACTAGGGCTTAATGTAGCAAAAGGTGCTTGAGCAAATGCAGTTAATGTATCTTGCTGAGGGGTTAGATTTGTAACAGTTAAATCAAAACCAGTTAGAAAAACGTTTCCTTCTGCACTTGATTCCGTTACGTCTCCTAAATTACTAGATAAACTTTGTCCTGTTACATCTAATATAACTCCTGCAAAAATAGAAGGATCTCCCGTTGCACCAACCATTGGTTGACCGGTAACTGGAACATTAGCATCTCCAATAATAGGATTAGGTGTATTTTCTTGAACTGTTAGTTCAATACCAGATAGGAATGCAGTTTCATCTGAAGACCCTGCTGCAAAAGGTGCTTCTGCGTATGCTGTAACTCCAAGGGCCATAGGTTAGGCTCCTGTTTTTTGTTCTTCTTTATAATGTTTTTGTAAAACTTCTATATTATTTAATTTAATCATTAAATTTCTTCTAATTTAAATTTATATTTTTTACCGTTTTTATTATTTAAAATAAATAAATGTTCTTCACCCTCTTGGATAGTCCAATTACCTTTTGTGCCATCGACAGCATTACCTTTATCTTTTGCTTCATTGGTTAAATGTAAATCTCCAGTGTATACGTTTCTCCAAACATTACCGTCAGCACCTAAATCAAAAGTATCATTTGCTGTAGGTAGAACGTGGTCTGTAGTGATATTACCCGTAGTAGTTATGGCTCCAGTAACAGCTAAAGTAGAACCATCGAAACTTAAATTAGCTTCTGCATTCATAGCATCCGCACCAGTTGCAGTAACAATTCTGTTGTTTGAACCATTGGCCATAAAATCAGATACATCAACAGAAACATTAGTTCCAACATCAATTCCAGTACCTGGACTGACAGCTAAACTAACAGCACCTGCTGTTCCACCACCAGATAAACCATTACCGGCTGTAACTGCTGTAATATCTCCAACTGTTGGAGTTTGAAAAGATGGTACTGCTCCAGCTCCTGCTGAAGTTAGAACTTGTCCAGAACTTCCTGTTGCTACTGCAACTGGGTTTCCTGAAGTGTCATAAGAAATTATATTTCCATCTGTGCCTGGGGCCATTTTTGCTAGTGTCACTGCATCGTCTTGTAGTTCGGCTGTCGCTACCCCTAAATCTTTAATTGTTATTGCGCCAGAACTAGCGGCAAAATTGTCTGAGCTAAATGAGGCAGCTCCTTTGGCAGACGTAGAAGCATCTGCTAGATTGATAGTAACATCTCCTGCTGTTCCACCGCCTGTTAAATTTGTACCCGCTACAACAGAAGTTATGTCTCCAACTGTTGGAGTTTGAAAAGTAGGTACTGCTCCCGCACCTGCTGAAGTTAAAACTTGTCCTGAACTACCTGTAGCAACCGCTGCTGGGTTTCCAGATGTGTCATAAGTAATTAAATTACCATCTGTACCTGGAGCCATTTTGGCTAATGTAATTGCGTCATCTTGAATTTCTGCTGTAGCTACCCCTAAATCTTTAATTGTTATTGCACCAGAACTAGCGGCAAAATTGTCTGAACTAAATGAGGCAGCGCCTTTAGCAGAAGTAGAAGCATCAGCTAAATTAATTGTAACATCTCCAGAATCTCCACCACCTGTTAAATTTGTACCAGCTGTTACAGCTGTAATATCTCCAACTGTAGGCGTTTCAAAAGTTGGAGGAGCTCCTGCTCCGGCTGACGTTAAAACTTGTCCGTCTGATCCTGTGGCTACTGCTACAGGATTACCAGATGCATCATATGAAATAATATTTCCATCTGTACCTGGGGCCATCTTGGCTAGTGTTACTGAGTCATCGGCTAATCTTGCGGAAGCCACTGATCCACTTGCTAAATTAGTTGCGTTTAAATTTGTTAAAGCAGAACCATTTAATGCTGGAAGTGTTGATGGAAATCTTGCATCAGGTACTGTACCTGAAGTTAATTGTGTTGCATTTAATGCTGTTAGGTTAACTCCATTGTTTGCAACAATGTTCCCACTTGCATCTAGGATAACGGCTTTTGAGGCTGGAAGAGTACAAAACACATTTTTAGTGCCTGCACCAAAGTTTACTGCAGAATCACTGTTAGAGGATGATATGACTGTAGTTCTAGCTAAAGCGGCAGCTGATACTGTTCCAAGTCCTACTTCGAATTCTCCATTTACATTTACAATTGAATAATAAGTTGTGTTTGTATTTCCAATAGCGGATGAAAAAGTTTCAAAACCTGTTACTGCTCCTGCAAGAGAAAGCGTACCTGTACCAGTAGTGGTAGAAGTTTCCTTGACTCTATCGTTTACAACTAATGCCATTTAAAATCCTTGTTAATTAAAATTTTTGTTAACCAGAGATTCGTAATATAGCTGCCGCCGTAGTAAATGCCGGGAACTGTATTGTGAAAGTCCCTGATGTAGCTGTTTTATCTGCTCCAAAATCTAAAGCACATACAGCTGCATTACTGACTGCAGAAGATGTGTTATAAATTAATGCTCCTCTAGCAGTCAACGTTACACCAGTAAAAGATAAATTCGCAAAGTCAACAATTGCAACACCTGAAGCAATTGATGTATTTTGACCTGTAAGTTTATCTCCACCTGCTGCGTAAGTTCCTGTGTTAGCTACTTCTGTGTTAGATCCACCACCTGGGTTAGTAGCATACGCAGTTGTTGCTGAGTTTAGAGTTGCTGAAGAAGTGTAAAGAGCTAGTTTAAAAACATCACCGCCCGACGATTTAAAACTTTGATCACCTTCTAGTAATTGTTTTTTGAATGCATTTGCAATCGCTTGTGTTATAGCCATAATTTTTCTCCTTATTGTTTTCCTATTCGAGGAACACCTGCTTGGTATTCATCCCGTCTTCGTCTTCCCATTTGTTCAATCGAAAATCTCTGAGCGGCCTCTCCATATTTTTTATCATATAATTGAAGCATGTCAACCGGTCCTTTTAAAAACCCGTATGCCTCCGCGAGGCAAGCATATAAAAGTCCATCGGGAAAATTTAGACTCAAGTATGTAGTTGTATTTGTAGCCGATAACCCCGGATCTTTCAAGATATAATTTATCTGAATTGTATAAGCAGCGTCTGGTGTAGGGGCTATAACAATAGTGTCCTGATCCCACCACCCGTAGTACTTAGGAACTCCTGTGGACTCCGTAGGGTTAAATTCAGACATAAAACTGGTGTCTCTAAACTGTAAAAAATCTCTATTATCCGCAGAGGCTGTACCGTCTGAATCTACAATTTGAGCAGATCTTATAACTAAAGCGTCTGTAGGAGTGTCTATATATCTTTGTGATGTAACTAAATTAGCTGTTGCATATCTTCTATTATTATCGGAATCTACATCTCTTAGAATTTTAAATTCAGAATCATTTATAAAACCATCAATAATAGTATTTGTTAGAACGTTAGAACTAACTTCGGTGTAATCTCTAATTTTTTGTACTAATTCTGCGTATGTCATTTATTATGCTCTCCCATCTGTTATATTAACATTTAAAGGGCCGGCAATACAACCATTTCCTCCACCTGTAAAGTTAGCGATCCAACCAAAACCTTCATCATTATCTTTTAAATAATAACCATTTTGATTAGTAACTGTTGGGGGCTGACCTCCACTTGGAGAAGTTGTGGTACTTAAAGAATAAACCTCTCTTGCTCCAAAAACATTTGCTCCCGCATCGTGATTACTTGCGATAGTATTTTTAGGAGTCTGTCCTCTAAACGGTGCATTAGTTCCTCTAATTAAACCAGATAAAGTTTTTGTTCCAGAATTATAAGCTGCATATTGTATAATTTCATTTTCATATAATCCACTAGTAGAATTAATTTTTTCAATCATTAGATACCCGCCGTTAGTATAAAATGGAGTTGCATCATTTACTACCATTGAAGTATCTGTAGCAGTTATATTTGCATTTAAAGTTGTAGACATTTCTAGTTCTGCAGGCAAAATTAAAAATGCAGATCCTGCTGCTGACAAAGGTTGTGCTATACTCATTAATCTTACAAAATCCCCAACTAATATTCCGCTGTTAGGTTGAGATACTTCAAAAGTTGCTCCAACAGTAAGTAGATTTGGTGTACTGAAAGGATTTATCTTTAAAAAATCTCCGGTAGGTAATTCTAATCTGTCTGGTCTTGGATGCATTAATCCTTGTGGATCAGCAGTAAAAGGTTTTGGTTCTAGTTGAGGTTGTTTAGGTTCATATTCAGAAGTATGGACTCTAGATCCATTCCATTCTCTAACCATTTCAGTATATGGAAATTGCAAACCACTTCGGTCTGAAATAAATAATGCATGTTTTCCTCTTGCCGTGTTTCCCATAATTACATACTCGGATAATAAGTTTTAGGTGAAAGGAAAGCACTTGTTGAAGAACCATCTTCCTCTAGAGCTCTTGCCAATTCATCTTCATAAATTAATTTTAATTCTTGTATTCTTGGTGGTGCGTATTTCATCGCTAAGTAATAAGCTAGACCTGCAACCATGCAAGGGACAAATCTAAAAGGAACATTTGCTGCATTAGTATAGTCTCCCGCATCTTGGATTCTTTTCTCATAGTAAAAATTGATCGTGTCTCCGTTTTGAGTAGATCCAGGAGTTAAGTATAATTGGATTAAGACTCTATCTATAAATCTTTGAACAAAATATTGTGAAGGTTGTCCTACGGCTGTTTTGTTAGAAAGAGCTTGGTATTGAGATCTGTTAATTTTCTCTAAAGGTGAGTCTACATTAGAACTATTTCTGTAAGAACATTCTAAGATATCCGAAGCCTGGTTAACAAAGTTTGTAATAGCTGCTGCATTTAAATGCGTTGCTGCAGTAGTTCCATTAACTCCACGTGTTACTCCTGTTAATTCTAAAGTGCTAAATCCTGTGTAAGAAATGTTTTCACTTCCTACATTAATAGTACCCTCGGTAGGCATATCAGTGATCGAGGCTAAAGTAATTCCAGTTGTGGCTGTTGTGGAAGTAATTGCTGCAGTTAGAGTAGATGTTATTCCATTAGAGTTACCATCAGCAGTTGAACGATAAATTAAATATTCGTTTTGACCATTAACTAAGTTGATATTAGTATTTGCTACTTCCCAAAAATGAAGACCTCTGTTTCCCCATTCAGAAAATAAAATATTTAAAGAACGTCTAGCAGTTTTTAAATTATAACCACTCATATCGAATTGACCTATTCGATTATAAGATTCTTCAATTATCTCATCGATAGAGAATGTCTTATCAAATGTTGTAGTGCCTGAAGTAACATTGGCCATCAGTTATCCTATGTAAAGGTTACAGTAACGCCAGGTGTGTCCTTTAAGTCTACATAAACACCTTCTTTAAATAAAATACCTGAACCAGGACACAGAATATTTAATCCTTCTGTTCCAAATTTATAAGTAGCGATTGCAGTTCCAGCTGCTCCACCACTTTTTAAAACAACAAAAGCAGCAGCAATACCTTCTGCTTGAATAGAAGTTACTCTAGCTCTTTGCGTTGTAGGAACCATTTGACCATCTGCAGTTGCATGTGCTACTGATTGGTCACTTGAAAATGAACTCATATTTTTCTCCTTAAAATTTGTAGGAGCCCCGAAGGGCTCCATTAATTAATTACTTATTAACTCCACGGATTAGCAAATGCACCATTACCAATTAACTCTGCATTGATCTGCCAAAGTAAACCATCAACTGCTCTACATCTAATATGAGCACCTTCTAGTCCACCTTTAGTAGTAGCTGTCAAAGTTAAGGTATCAGTTCCACCTGCTGAAAAAGCAGTTACAGCTCCTGGATCAGTAGCCGTATTGTTGTAGATAGCCATTCCTCTAAATATATCAGCTGTATTTCTTCCTGCTGCAGTTCCTGCATTAAGAACGAAAGTATTACCACCTGTTAAACTTGCAGTAACTATAAATTCGTACATTAATCCAACTCTATTTGTTGAAGAAGGATCATCTGATCCTGCAACTGCAGGCGTAGCCGTATCTATAATTGAAGGTAAATTGAATACAGTGTTTGCATTTCCAATTTGGATTATTTTACCTTGGTATTTATCTATACCAACAATATCAGTTCCACCGTCATAAGTAGCTCCTGAGATTGATTCTGCCATCTCTGGACCTGTTCCTAAGAATCCTCTTAAAGATCTTATTGGTCCACTAAACGTTGTTCTTGCCATGATTATTCTCCTAGTTAAATTCTACATAGTCTCTAGGCCGTCGACTATACTGCGTCTATGCAGAATATTAATTTATGTATAGTGCGAATATTATATGTTATTTTTGAATAGAGTGCAAGAGATCCTACAGTGTGGAGTGGAATTTTCCAACGATGTAGCTTGTTAATTAAGTAGCTACTGAAACTTCTGGAGCAGAACCGTCTATGTTGTTCTGTAAGTGAGCTAATCTAGCTTCTTCAAGCTTGATATCAGTGATGATCTTTTTA